ATTAGGTTCGCGGGTAGGTAGTTTCTTTGGGCCAGTCGGAACTGCGGCGGGTACAGGGCTTGGCGCATTGACCGGCCAATTTTTATCTTCGTATGTCCCAACAGCCGGGGCAAACTTGGAAGCGCAAGCTCGCGCTCAGATAGCCGAGGGCAAGCCCGTTGATGTAAACCCGCTAGCTGCGTATGGAGCAGCTATCCCCGGTGCGGCGCTGGATGTTTTCACGGATCGGCTGTTGCTTGGCAAGGGTGTGGTTGGCCGCTTGATGGGCTTCACCGATGCGCAAGTCGCTAAGAAGTCTGCGCAAGAACTAGAGAAGCTGGCATCAGAAAAGCTGCTACCCAAGCTAAGCAGGGGCGAAGTAAGCGCCGGCACACTACTCAAGGGCACGGCCAAGGGTACGGTTGAGATACCTACTGAGATTGCACAGCAGATGCTTGAGCGTGCGCAGGCCGGCCTGCCACTAACTAATGACGAAGCGTTGGCTGATTATGGGAACGCTGCATATCAAGCCGGGTTGTTGTCCCCGTTGGGTGGCATAGGTCGGATTAGTGAGCGCAGCGGCGCGCGCGCCGAGATTGCGCAGCGTAAGAAACAGGCAGCAGACGCTGCGTTTGCTGCACAGGAAGCTGCGGCTACCCAGCCCGAGAACCTACTCAAGCTGTTCGATCACTACACCGCAGCCAAGGCAGAAGGGGATCGATTAGAAGCGGAACGGCTGCGCGTAGAAGCCACCAAACCACCGGGCAAAAACAAAAAGACCGACGAGTATAAGCAGTGGAAAGAAACGCTTGCCGGCGCGGAAGAAGCTCAGAACGACCACTTAACGGACATCCTTAAACCTGCGCGGGCTGCGTATTTAGCCCGCGAAGAACTGATCAAACCGCTGGTTGCCCAGCGTCAAGCAGCGCAGCCTCCGGCTGCACCTGCACCTACAATTGTGCCCCCGACTGTTACGCAGTTGATGGATCAGTACGATGATTTGTACCAGCAACGTGATGAGATCGGTGCGCAAATTCGCGCGGCTGCGGCTACTGGCGATCCGGCGGTAATCAACCCACTACATGATCAGTGGACAGCGCTGACTAAGTATATCGACCAGACAGGCAAGGCTGTTGAGGGTGCGGGCGGTACAATCGAAACCGCTCCTGCTCTGGACAAGCAGATCGCCACGTTAAACGAACAGGTTGCCAAGATTCAAGCAGGCATAGTCAAAGCTGCTGAAGTTGGTGATTTTGATGCCGTGCGCAAACAGACTGGAACAAAAGCCGCACTGATAAAAGATCTGAACGCCGTTCAAGAGAAGCGTGCACTTGTCGAGGGCCGGCCTTCCCGCACTCCGGTTGCTGAACAGCCTGAAGTAGCTCCGTTCACAATGCCGCCCACAACAGAAATGCCTGCGGCTGAAGAGCTTGCGCCTAAAGAAGCGCCGCCGCCATCGATCACGCCGTACGATTTCCCTACGCCCTATGAGATGTTTGGGGCTAGGTCTGTTGCTGATCTGAATGCGCCGTTTGATCTCCCCACACCGATGGAGATGTTTGGGGATGTGGATCTGGACCGCGCCACGAAGTTTGTGCGCGATACTGGCAAAGCCAACATCACGCATCTTGAACAGGGGCTTAACGTCAAACGCCAAGTCGCAGCGCAACTGCTGATGGACTTGGAAAAAGCCGGCATAGTCACGCCACTAAAAGGCAACAAGCGCGAAGTCATTAAGGAAACGCCCACTACGCCTGCTGCTGAAGCGCCTGCTGCTGAAGCACCCAAGGCGGAAACCAAGCCTACTGAAACCCCGCCTGCCGGCCCAGTCCAACACGCGATTGAAGACGTACCTCCGGTTTGGTTGCCAGTCAATGAACTCAAGCTATCTAAGGATGTGCCGCAGTTCAAAGAGGGTGCGGACCAAGAAGGGGTTGTCAAGCCGCTCAAAGGCGAGTTTGCAAAATATGCGGTTGCACCGATCCAAGTGTGGCGCCGCCTCGATGGCAGCTTAGAGATTATCTCTGGGCGGCACCGTTGGGATCTGGCTAAGCGCTCGGGCAGGCAGACAATTGCTGCACAGATTTTTGATGAATCTGCCGGGTTCGATAAAAAGCAAGCAGCAACGATGGATGCGGAGATCAATATCCGCGACGATCAGGGGACCGTGTCTGACTACGTCAACTACTTTCAAGGCGCGCAGCTTTCAAAAGAAGAGGCCAATGCTCGGGGGTTGACGCGCGGCAAAGGTGAAGAAGCTATCGAGATCGCCACGAACGGTAGCCCAGAACTGATCGCTGCCCACCGCGCTAAGCAAGTCAGTGACAGTCTTGCGGCGTCCATAGCAACCGAAGCGCCAAAAGATTCAAGAATCCAAGCGGTCGCAATCAAAGCCGCCCAGAATAAATCTGCTGCCGAAGCGCTCAACCTAATGCGCGCGGTCCAAGTAATAGCGCCCAAACCCGCTGAAGGCGGCATGGCTGACATGTTTGGGTTTGATGAGAGCGCCATGCTCGAAGCCCAAGAGATGGCCAAGATCGCTACGCAAAAGCAGCGTGAGGTTGATCAGCGGCTAGGTGCTATCACGGGCGCTAGCAAAAACCCCAAGCTTGCCGCCGCCGAAGGTATTGACATCAAAGACCCAGAAGCGGTCAAGCGCCGGATTGCCGATCTGCGGCAACTCAAGGCATCGTGGAATAGATGGACAACCGACCCAACACTAGTTGGCGAAGTCCGCGAAGCAATGAAGCCTGCCGAGGCTGCTGAACAACCGCAGGGTAAGAAAGAAACCAAAGCCGAGACGCCTGCCGAAGGCACCTTGGCGCAGGATGCGCAAGACGAGTCAGACGACCAAGGCGCGATGTTCTCACTTGGGACCACCGACAAGCAAAAGAACGACGCTAAACTAGTTGCCGATACTTTTACTGGCGCAGTTGTTTGGCAAGAAGGAGATCTTTCGCTTGTCCGTGCATACCATAAATCTACGGGACAGCCTGTTTACATTCCGGCAAAAAAGAACAGGTACGTAAATAGAGACGTAAACAATGACTACGTTCAGTTTCGTAGCACTTTTACTACGCAGGAAATAGATAGACTGCGCCAGATCAAAAACGATCTGGAAACTGCAGATGCAAAGAAGCATGCAAAAAACCCATTCATAAAACATAATGCAAACGGGCTGGCGTTTTCTAAAAACGTGCCGGCAGAAATCCGCAGTGTTGTTGAAGGATGGAAAAAAATACTTGGCCTTGATACTCGTATATACGTAACCACTGTTGCGGAGGCTCGGGCTAACAGCGACAAGTTTACGGGTCCGCATCGTGCTGTTGGTTCCGCAGGACTTAGGCAAGGGGAACGCGGATCAGCGCGGTACATGACTGATGACGACAGCTACTACATTACGTATACGCCATCTACCAGCAAAACTGCTGAGTTGGAGCTTATTGCCCATGAGCTTGGGCACGTACAAGAAAAGCATGTTTTCAAAAAGGCACCAGCAGAAACGCAAGCTGCGATCAAGGCCGACTTTGATAAGTGGTTGGCATCAACTAAAGGCAAGACTGCGCGCGAACACATAAACAGCATGCGCGCCAAGACTTTGGCCAAGGGTACAAAAGTTCCACAGGGGTTGATGTCCGAACAAATCGCGGATAGTTATTGGCGTTCATTTGGTGAGTGGTACGCAGATCAAGTTTCGCGCTGGTCTACAACCACGGATAAGCCGTTGACGGTTGTTGAGAAGTTCTTCGCCAAGCTGGGCGCGGCGATGCGCCGGTTCTATACGAACGCGATGCAGCAGAAGTATCTGCCTGCACAGTCCATGCAGAAGTTCCTCGACGGCATCGCTAAAACTGCAAAAAATAATGGCAGCATAGCGCCAAACGCCGTGGATGCGGCAATAAGTATTAAGGAGCAAAAACCAAGTCCAGAAAAAACATTCACTGGTCAAGGTTCTTTGTTCCGCTCCCAAGGTGAGCAAGCCGCCGGGATGCCAACCGCAGAAATTGAAGATCTGATCAAGCCGTTCCGTCAATTGCCGGTGGCGCCCAAGATCACGGTGGTTCAGTCTATCTCTGAATTGCCCGAAAAGATTCAAGCGCAGATGGAGCGCGACGGTACGCAGAGCGCGCCGGGTATGTTCCACCCACCAACCGAGACGATCTACTTGGTGGGCGACAACCTGATTGATGGCGCGGACGTAGGCAAGACGATCTCCCACGAAATGGTTGGCCACTTCGGTCTGCGTGGGGTGCTTGGCAATTCGTACCCGGCAGTGATGCGCTCGATCTACCAGAACAACAAGCAGATCAAGGCAGAGGCTAACGCCCGGATGCAGGACAACCCCGATATGTCGCTGGAAGTGGCGACCGAGGAGAGCATCGCTGAGCGCGCCGAGAAGGATGTGTCGCTGACTTGGATGAACCGCTTGGTAAACCTAATCCGCACCAAGCTGCGGCAGTGGGGCATCTGGAAGAACGCACCAATCGGTGACTCCGAGATCATCCGTCTGATCCGCGACTCGCACAAGTATGTGAGCGGTGTGACCACCAAGCCAAGCGAGACGGTGAAGGCGTTGGCGCAGGTTGCACCTTCCGGTAAAGAAACAGCCAAGGAAGGCGATGTCCTCTACCGCTCACGCAAACCCACTAAGTCTGTCGTTGCCCAGCGCACCAGCACTGCCGATGATTTGATGGCGCTCTACACGGGGCTGACCGGCGCGAGTAGCCGGGACGCTACGATGGCTGGGTTGAAAGACAAGACCAATACGAAGGCGCTGAAGCTGCGTCAGCGTGTGTTTGATCAATACGCTTCATTGGTTGCGGCGGTTACTAAGGGTGTGGATGCTGGGAAGCTTGATGCGTTCCGCGCTCAGAATCTGATGTACTTCCTACGCTTTGGTCAGCAGCGCAGCGATATTGTTGGGCAGACAGTTACCAGCGGACCTCCGCGTGTCCGAAGCGAAAAGACCAGCGCCGGCACGGAATACTTCTACGAGAATGATGCGGGCGGACCAACGCTAGTTGGCATGGCGCAGGCGCTAGAAAAAGCCAAGGGCTACAAAGAAGAAGACCGCGAGAACGCATTTACTGTTTACCTAGCCGGCAAGCGTGCTGAACAAGTTGGTTGGAACAAACTACGCTTCGATAATCCAGTCGAAGCCGAGAACGAATACAAGGAAGTTCTTGCGCACCTGAAGCAGAACCCTGCTGACAAGGCTGCATTTGAAGCAGCCGAGAAGATCTATCAAAACTACAACGCTGGACTGCTGGACTTCTTGGTTCAGACCGGCGCTATGTCCAAACAGAAAGCGGCGGAACTCAAGAGCATCACCTACGTACCGTTCTATCGCGTAGACAAGGAAGGCAACATCCGCATGGAGACGGGTGACGAGCGCCGCTCGATTCGTATCGGCAACATCAAGAGCGAACCTCGCCTGAAAGAATTGCTTGGCGACAGCGAACAAATCCTGCCGGTGTTTACGAGTGCTGTACAAAACACCAGTATGCTGATCAACATGGCGATGCGCAATCAGACCGTTAAAGACACGGCGTTTGTGCTCAAGGATCTAGGGATTGCCAGTCGGATCGTAGCGTCCAAGGGACCGTATACGGACAATGTGGTTCACTTCCGGGTGAATGGCGTGGAGCATCACGCCATCATTGATACAGACATGTACGGTATCCCGGCGCAGATGATTGTTGAGGGGCTGGAAGGTATCAAGGTTGCGATGCCCACGATTGTGCGCATGCTGGGTGTGCCGGGAGATATCTTCCGCAAGTTTACGGTTCGCAATCCGCTCTACATATTCCGCCAGCTTGTACGCGATCCTGTCTCGGCGTGGGTGCAAACCGGTACCAGCACGGTCCCGATCCTCGATTCGTTCTCTACGCTGGCTAAAATGGCCACCGGCAACGACACCACAGCGCAGCGGCTTCAGCGTGCAGGTGCAACCAGCAGCAATGTCCTAGTGGGCGACGCCCGCGACATGACCAAGTTCTTGGAAGATCTCACCGCCGGCAAGTGGAGTCTGCAACGGGCGTTCTCTAAGCTCGACACCGTTGCCCAGCAGTCCGATGCGGCTACCCGGCAGGTGATCTACGAAGACTCAATCAAGAAGGGGATGTCCCACCAGCAGGCGCTGATGCGCACGCTTGAGTCGATGAACTTTAGCCGCCGGGGCACGTCGCCCAGTATGTATTTGCTGGCAAGTCTGACGCCGTTTATGCACTCGCAGGTTCAAGGTCTGGACGTTCTGTATCGCTCAATGCGCGGGCAGTTGCCGGGTACCGACAAACTTCAGGTTGCTCAACGGTTCGCAGCGCGGGCTACGATGTTGGCTGTGTCGTCTCTTGCGTATGCAGCAGTCATGCAGGACGATGAGGATTATAAGCGCGCTAAGCCAGAAGAGCGCTACGGTTACTGGTGGGTGCCAACGCTGGGCCTGACCAAAGAGAACTGGTTGAAAATCCCCATCCCATATGAGGTTGGCTTCCTATTCAAAGCGCTGCCGGAAGCGATGGTCAACACGGCGTTTGGTGATGAGAAAGCCAAGCCCGCACTAAGCGCACTCTGGAAAGCTTTGGGGCAGTCGGTGCCGCTTGATATCCCTCAAGCGCTCAAACCCGCACTTGAAGTGCGCCTCGGTTCTTCGCTTTTTTCTGGGGACATCGAGTCGTCACGCGAAAAAGAAATCCTGCCGCAGTATCGCTACCGCACCAACAGTACAGAGATTGCCAAAATGCTTGGTGGTGCAGGCGGACTATCACCAATCCAGATCGATTACTTGATCCGAGGGTACACTGGTGGTGTGGGTATGGCCATCGCTCAGATGGCTAACGTGTTCTTGCGTGCGCCCGAAGCTGCGAACGTACAGCAGCCAACTATGAAGCTTTCAGAAGTCCCACTCATTGGGTCGCTCTTCCAAACGACCGAGGGACGCGGCGCGCTCGATGCCACGTACAATCTCATCGAAGAGATCCAACAGTACAAGGGCGCGTACAACAAACTTATTCAGGACGGCAAACCCGAGGAAGCCGCTAGATTTGCCAACGAAAATGCTTCGGTCTTGGCCGCATCGAGCATGGCCGGCTACATGAAGAAGACTCTGGGTGAGATGTCCAAGCAGGCGCGCATAATCAAGTCCGATCCAAAGATGACCACGGAACAAAAGGATGCGGCGCTAGAGAATCTGTACATCTCTCAGCTTGCGCTGTCGCGTAACTTCCTTAAAAACGCCGAAAGAACCACACTCCGATAAGGCCGTCCTTGATCCCGTAGGTAGCTATGGGCCGAATGCGGTAGCGCACCGCAGCCCGTAGCCCCTCCTCTATTGTTTTTTCTGGGTCGAGCGTGGGTACAAAGAACCCACTCCCAACGCTAGTCTTCTTCCAAGGGTATCGGATCTTCTTCTGCATCTGCTTTCTTGCGGCGTATGTGTAGTGCGTTCACCCGCATGGACGGCCCGCCCGTCTTGGCCAGCATGTCTTTCTTGACGTATGTAATCGAATGGGTCTGCGCTAACTCTGTTTTGAAATCATGGTATGCAAAGCTCATGCTCACGCAGTGCTGCCGCAGTAAGTTCTCCTCGATGAAGTAATCAATAAAGCCCGGACGGATCAGCCCGTGCTCCACGCGACCCAGCACCTTGGACCGGGTGATTGACTTCTCTACTGTGTCGCCGTCGCCCCATGCAGCAAGCAGCCGACCCTCGGCTTTCTTTAATACGATAAAGCCGCCGTAGTTGTCGCGAGTAAAAGAGTTCAACACATCGTCTGCGCTGCGCACGTTAGTTGATATGCTTGCGCGTGCCTTGAACACTAATTCTTTGAGCGCCTCAATCACTGCCTTAATCGGCACTTCAAGGATGTTGGCATAGTTCTTGCCGAGCATAATGCCTGCGGCCACAATCTCAGTACAACCCGCGTGCCAGTACCGCTCATCGTCCGTGAAGTTGAATTCTTTTTCCAACTGCGCGTGCACTTTTGGCATGATGTCTTTGATGGTTTTGCGGTTCTGCACCATCCAGCGCACCCACTCCTCACCAGCCACGCCGTAGTTGCGCTTGAGTAGCTTCAGGATCTCGCGCTCTTCAGCGTTCCAGTGAAGCTTGTTGTTGGGCGTCCACTCCAGCATGCGCAGTAGCTCACCATTCGAGCTAAACTTCCGCGCGCCGGCCATGTAATCTGTTAAGTTTTCATTCGAAGTTAACGTACATGTTAATTCCCAAGTCGTATCGTTAACACGTTCCTTGTTGGCACCGGCCTCCATGCGCTCTTTGCCCTTGCCCTCGGACATATCAAAGATAAAAAGCGGCGCCCACTCCATGTCCTTGCGGTGCTGGCCTGTGATCTCATCGACTAGCAGCGGCATGCTGCCCAATAACCCGGCCCGGTTCTGCATAGCTACGGGTGATGTACCTTTGCCTGTGCGGTAATGTACCGGGTGACCCCAGACTCCAGCCTTGGCGCTCAGCGTTAGCGACTTACCTGTACCCGACTTGTTGGCCCCGATGTGCCACACGAACCCTTCGTACTCGGTGAAGTGCATGAGCGGACAGCCAAACGAATCCAGCGCAACGGCTAAGAGCGTGTGCATCTTGCGCTCGATGAATAGGTTCCAGACCTTGCGCCAATCGTCCAAGTTGCCCTTGGCTTGCGTGATCCGAGTGATGTTCTCTAAGTTCGGCATAGGCACCGTCACTACGGAACCGTCCTTGTTGAAGATGCGCCCGTTGTAGACAAACGATCCGTTGTCCTGCCAGCCCGCTCGTAATGGGACGGTGATTACTTTTTTGTTGAGTGACGCCTGCTCGACGCATGCCCGCACGTAGTTGAACAGGTTGATGTCGCTGCCCTGTCCGTACGAAGAAATAATGTTCTGGTTCGCCAGCCACTTAACAGTCTCATCTTTACTTACTGCCGCTTTCTGCGGCATGTTGATCAGCACCGGGCCGTCTGGGCGAACCGCTACCATGTGAACTAGGTGATCGTTCTGGTACTTCAGGATGTCCACTACAAACAGATCGTACGGAAGGATCTGTTTCTGCACCGTCATCTTCTTGCCTTCTTCGTCCTTCTCTTCCTTCTGGCAGTACACGCCACCATTGATCCCATAACTAAACCCGCGCGGCGGTTCAGGGCGAGTGACCTTGATTGGCGCCGGTCTGTTCAAGTCCTCGTCATCATCGTCTTCGGCATCTATCCCGAAGAGCGTCTCTTCAGCATCTTCATCGACCGGGCCGAACGTGATTTCTTTCTCGGTGTTGTCCGTCTGTATTTCCCGCCCAAACTTGAGCGGGTTGGTGATCTTCCCCCAATGTACACACGATGTGCACACGCCGGGGTTCTCGCTGTCCATCTTGATGCAGGGATAAGGCCCCTTAATCTCCGCAAGTTTTATGGACATGCGCTCGCTAGTGTACGGATGCAGCGCGGTTAAGTCGGTCGCAGCCTCTTCGCTATCCGCACAAACCTTGGCCCATGATAAAAGCCCACGCCAGATTGGCTCCATGCCATCCTGCGTAGCATGCTCACGGTAGTACTTGATCTGCCCACAGCCAGACTTCTCTTCAACTAGACGGAATATAGTTGCGCTGTTGGCCACAAGCTTTAGTTGTGTGGCGGACTTGGTTGGGCGTGTACCCGGCAGATTAAGCGGAGCCACTGACGTGGCCGCAGGGGCGGGCGCGACAAGCTTCGACAGGATCTGACCAACGAAATCCTCAAAGACAAACGTATCCCCTTCCGCCAAGATCTTGCATTCGCGCGGCTCTGGGTATTTTTTCTTGTGGTTCCATGTCCCCGGAACACGAAGTACTCGGGCAGCGTCTGCGGGAACCGTCCAGTCTATGCGTAAACCTTCCTGCTTGCAAAGGCGTTTAAAGTTCTCAGCAGCAGGTTTCCAAATGTCTACATTAACTGTCTCGGTGAACGGCCAGTAAGCGTGGATGCCGCCGCCTGAACTGACAATCCAAGGTATCCCAAATTGGGAGAGGCCGGTTGTTTCAAGGAACCCGTTGAGCGCTAGCGCCGCCGCCTTCTTGGTTTCGTACCCATCCATGTCAATAAAGAAAGACTTGATGGTCTGCGCATTGACTGCTTCCCGGCTACGGCTTTCCTTGAATGTGGCTAGCGCAAAATAAACGTCATATTTCCTTTCGTTCCATTCATCAATCTTGGCTTGCAGGTCCTCGATGTTCTCACCAAAGACATGCTCTTTCTTACGCGATAGTTCCGCAGCGCAGTAATACCCGTTGCCGGGAGGCGGCAGAACCTGCGTCAAAAAACGCAACGGCACCATGAACGCCCCAAGTTACGGGTTGATATTGAACTTCTTGCATGCTTCTTGGTATGCAATCTCGGGGTCAGGATTGGCCCGCAAAATCTGAATTAATGCCTCGATGATGGGCCGATAGGCCGGAAAGATTTCTTTGCCGGAAAACCAGTTGTAGACAGACTGGCGCGTAGCACCCGTGATCTTGGCTATGCGCAGTACTGGGAAGTCACGATAGACAGCCCAGCGCCCAAGCTGGTTGCCAAGTGTCTTGGGCGCTTCAGCAACGGTGTCAATTGTTTTCTGTGTGTAAGACATATTTAGCGGGGGCACGAAGCCCCCAACCCTCTCTAAAGGTTTATTCCCAGTCGTCAACCATAGCCATTAGACTACTCTTCTTGGCCGGCACCGCGCTAGCCTTCTTCTCTTCCTTGCGAACAACCGGCTCTTCAGCCTGCTCTTCGTCCGCAACGAGAGCTTCAAGCTTTGCAGACTTGGCTTCCGACTTGGCTTCTACCTTGCGGTCAGGGCGCGCGCCGAGTGCCAGTGGCGCGGGAGCAGCAGCTTCGTTCTTAGAGAACGACATCGTGATCGCCTTGATAGCGTCGTCCGTTTTGCTCTGCATCTCGATGGTTGGCAGGTCACCTCCGTCAACCCACTCAACTGCCTTGAAGAACATCTTGGGCGACTGGCTCTTCGTGTCAAACTTGACGCGCGTGACCACATCACTTGGCTCGATCTTCTGCGCACCCAAAAAGCGGGCATACGCCTGCAACGGACGGTCGTCGCCTTTAGCGTCTTTGTCCCAGATCGAAGTGGCCGGTACTTGCAGCGCCAGAACATCCCCGCCGATATCGTTCGGTAGCACAACAGCCAAGCGCTGTTGATAGCGGCAAGCACGCGAGTTACCTTGGCCAGACCCAGCAATATTCTTGGGGCAGGTTGCGCAAGCTTCCGACTGCTTGTTGCTTGATTCATTGCTAGGCGTTGTGCCGTCAGCAGACCAGCAGTCAGGCGCAGTTGCTTCACCATCGTAGGACTTAGCGTACCAAACCCGACCAATGTGCGGAGCAGCGTTGATAATCACAACGTCGAGGTGGCGTTCCTCGATAGCCGCAATCTCTTTGCCGCCGTGGTACAGACGGAACACGCCGCCTGCAATACTGATTCGCTTACCTCCGCTACCGCCGCCGCCACCGAGGGCTTTGGCCATTGACGAAAGTTCTGTCCGCGCACGAACATGAGCAGGTGCTTGCGCGGGATTAAAAATAGCTACGTTGGACATAGTGGAATCGCCTTACTTAGTGGTTGGCTTTTTGACAGTGATACTGTACTCCGACATGGAGTTCAGACCGGGGGGAACAAGACCGGGGTTCTCTTCTAGAAAAGTGGCCATGTTGGTCTGCGCAACACGGCGCTCCAACAGATCCACAGCTTCGTGTTGAATCACGAACTTCTTGAATGAGTCCCAGTCCTGCGTAGAGTAGCGCGTCTTTTGGGACATCACCACTGTACCTTCTACCGTGCGAACGGACGCCAGCCCTAGTGCCAGCATTTGATCCTTGATCGCCAGTTTAATCTGCTCTTGCTGCGCCTTGATTGGCTCAACGGTGTTCTCGTACTCTGCGGTCAACTCCTGAATGCGGGTTGACATCTTACGATAAACGCGGACAAGTTTGTCCATCTGAATGGTGTCTTCGTTCATTTCATGCCCCTAAGTTTGTCTAGTGTTTGACATTCTACACGATCCGTTTGACATTGCAAGTGGTCTGTTCAGCTTTTGATCTCCTCATTAAACAGGTTCACCAGCAGCGCGTGCTCGCTTACTTTGCTGTTCATCGCCTTAAACATCTCGCGCTCGATGTGGCTGCTCTGAAGGTGGACAACCGTCACCTTGTCCGAGTCCTGACCCTTACGATCAGCGCGGGCGATACACTGCGTGTACATCTCAACCGACATCAGCGGGCCATAGAAGATCACCGTGTCCGCAGCCGTCAGCGTTAACCCATGCGCCGCAGCCGCAGGCTGTAGCACCAACACCCGTACGTTGTCCGTGGTCTGGAAGTCGTGGATGATTCGAGTACGCTTGGCTGGGCTGACATCGCCTTGGATCTGCTCGGTGGGGTAACCCTTTTTGTTTAAGTACGTGGCCACCGCGTCGATGCTAGAGCGGAACATGGCAAAGATCAGTACCTTGCGTTTGGTCTCTTCCAACACTTCTTCAAGCACAGACAGTCGCGGGCTGGCGTCAAACTCAATCACTTCCTTGTCGTCTGTATACGCTGCGCCACAACTAATCTGAAGCAGCTTGCTCACAGCTACGCCTGCATTGACTGCGCTGATCGTCTCCCCAGCAGCCTTGACCATCATCTGCTCTTTGAGTAGGCGGTAGTACTTGCTCTGCTGTGGCGTCATTGGTACATCGCGGGTGACCGTGATCACGGGCGGCAGATCCAGACACTGGCCTTTGGTAAATCTAATCGCCGGTTGCAGCGCATCAAACACTAGCTCGGCAGCGTTGGGTTTGGGCACCCACTTAAATTGCGTGATTTTGTGCATCGTCTGGTCACGCCACGCCGAGATGTACTTGGGTATGCCGTTGGGGTTGACCAGTTTGGCTAAGCCGTAGGCGTCCACGGGTGACTGCGAAGCAGGTGTGCCCGTCATCATCCACAGGTACGTCTCGGGTTTCAAGATCGAGGCCAGCGCCTTCCAACGATTGGTCGTCGCGTTCTTGTAGGCGTTGGCTTCATCCACAATGATTAGGTCAAACCGCCCATCGCGGTTGATCTCCGGGGCTACCAGCGCCAGCCCGTCGTAGTTGGTGATCACGAACTCATAGTCCTGCTGAATCATCTCGATCCGGCGCGAAGACTGTGCGTGATGCGCAACGATGGCGCTCCTGTGCATGATGGCGTTGTTCAAGTCCTGCATCCACGCCGACTGCATAATCGAGAGCGGGCACAGCACCAACACCCGGCGCACGTAGCCCTTCTCAATCAGGTAGTCCGCAGCCCACAATGCGGACATCGTCTTGCCTGTGCCGGGATCATTGAAACAAAACGCCCGTCTGTGCATCGTCAGGAACGCAGCCGTGTCTACTTGGTGTTGCATGGGTTTGTAGCGACCGGGCCATGCGTAGCGCCCGGTGATGGGCGAGGGTACATTCTTCACCCCAAGGTTCTGTAACACCCTCGCCTCGTCCAGTCCCCAGTAGACGGCCACCTCATGTATGCCATCCTCATCCGCTTCCAAGACTTTGTGCTTGGGGATGATCGAGTACTTGTCGGGGTTGCGCGTCCTGAAAAGAAGCGCTTTGTTTTCAATGATCTGCATGTTAGAGGGTAAAGCCTATGTATTTGATGCGATCTAGCAGGGTAGGGCGCAGGCGCTTACCCCAAAGGAGCGAGTCTTGCAAGCGCTCCATGTCCCACGAAATCCACTTGGGTTGCTGCTTACGATAGTACCCGGTACACATCTGGGATTTGTCCCAGTCTTTGACAAACTGTCCGTTGACCAGCATTTAGCGTCTCCTGTCAGTTAAAAACAACAATGGCGTAGGCACACAGGCAGGCTACGTATAGCACCGCAAGGAAAGCCAGCCAGTTCAGTAGCAGATCGATTCGCATTCTTGGTGCCTCGGTAAGTTGCGTAGTTGAAATGCATAGTCCGGTTCGTTATTGAGCGCAAACATTTTTATTTTTTCACGGCGTTTTTCACGTTCATCTTGCACCGCTTTTATGGGTTTTGTTGTGCTGTCGGACAGGCTGTACGCCATGCATGTCTTTGCTACGCAGCCGTCCACGATAATTTCTCTGCGCAGCAGTAGGCCCTCGAGGTAGAACCGTCGCAGCGCGTTTTTAATTGCACCCAAAGTCATCTTGGGTACGTATATCTTTGTTGCTGGCAACTCGCCATGCGTTTTTAGGTATTCAAGTATTGGGTGTGTCATTGCCCTTCACCAAGTAAAAAATAAACCATGTCGTAAGAACTATTCTCCAAGCAATCCAGCAATACAATACAAAATCTGTAATTGAGACATCCATCATAAACATTAAACATTAGAATAAAGCCTCCGGTACGTTGGACAGATCCAACTTTGGTTTACGCTGGCGTTTGATTTTCTGCACGATGTGTGGGTAAGGCGGCATATGCCAGACCCAGCGGACCACCTTGCCCTCGTCATCAAGGATTCCGTATCTCATTTCTTGCCTTTGGCCTTAAGCATTGCGTCTGCCATTTCATAGGCATGTGATGCAATTTGATCGCAAACCTCAGTATCAAAAAGCCCTAATTCTTCTAATTCATCTTTGTGGTTGTTAGCAAAATAACCACTTAATACTTGCGCTGCAAAGTAATCGCGCAGGGTCATGCTCATGGCGTGTTCTGATGTGAAGTAGGTTGGCATTGCGTAATCGCCTGCTGTAAATACAAGTTTGTCTGGGTCTGTTGGGTGTGGTTTAAGTGGCATCGTGATTCTCCTTGATCAACTTAACAATATCTTCGTGTGTAAGTCCAAGTGCTTCCAAGTCAGCGGGGCGGTACATAACCCACTTGGGTATAAGAGAAACCTTCTCCCCCTGCGCATCAATGTGCCCCGCCACCTTCATGATTAGTTTCTCTAGCGCCTCTTCGGTTAACTCGTTATCCATCGTTCTTCTCCACTGGTCCTTTAAACATAGCCGTCCAAAAATTGTCCAGTATCTTTGCCTTAACCTCTTCGCGCCTGTCCTCGGGGATGTCTTTGACCGACTCGTTGAGCGCCTCAAGCACAGATTGAATCATCTGTTGTGGGGTAATAATTGCGCTCATGTGTTCTTCTCCTTAAGTTTCGCTTCAATCTGGTCAAACAGTTTGCGGGTGTAGCCTTTGATTGGCGTATCACCCCACGGCCCTATAATTCCCTTGATCTCATCATCCGTCAGCCCGACCCACCGCTGTGAATATTTGACTGCTTCTTCAATTATTTGAATTTCTTCTTTAATGGTGTCGGCAAGGTAAATGGGTTTTAATTTCCCGTCTGCGTCTTTATGGCTACGCAAAGACATAAGAAACTGTTCAATATCAATCATGTTCCTTTTCCTTAGATTCAAGCGCATCGGCGGCTTCCTCCAACAGGTCTGCAATCCTGTCTGGGGCACCCTCTTGAACCGACTTGCGCGTGTTAATTTGTCTACGAATTTCAGCCCGTTTACGAAGCCTGTAAATTAGGTCTTCTTTATCCACCGTTTTTCTCCTTAAGGAAATTTGCAATAACCTCAAATGCGTAGTCGCTAATGCTATGTAAACCGGCTTGACGAAGTTCTGCCATGTCTTCCCTCGTCAGCCCGACCCATTGGCGCGGGGCTTTGTACAGCGGGATAGAATCATCATCACCTTTGTTTGTTTCAAACCAAGCGCGAACTCCAGTGTCATAGCCAAACCAACCTACGCAGTTTTGCTCTGGCTGCGCTGCGGGTGGGGTGGTGTTGAATTTCAATTCGGCGCGAAGGCGCTGGTTTTCGTCAAACAAAGCCCAAAAATCAGGCTCCTGATTAGGTTGTGGACAGCAATGGCCGCACCGAGGACAGTCGATCACCAATTCGCGATCAGTCATAGCCAACTCCCTTGCAAAACATACGCCTTCTTGCCTTTTTCACGCACATCAATCTGGCGCACCTTGAGCTTTAGTTTCTTGGCGTAATACCGCGCACGGCCCAGTGATGGGGTACGGACATAGTTTCTACTGCCATTTTTTACAGCAGCCCAGCGGCACATAACGTAGTACATTTTTTTGGGCCAGCAGTGTTTCATTTCTCTTCCCTTGCGCGGATAACGGTTGCGATACTATCCTCCAGTGCCTTAATGTATTCGTTGACCTTCTCAATCTCTGGGGCGTTGGCTGCGATAATGCGTTCCCGCTCATGCGCGGCGACAAGGGCGGCGAAGACTTCAATTTGATCTGTATGGGCGCTCCAAGGATTCATTGGGTGGCCAGCCTCCATAAATCCCGCCTCCACCGCCATGCGGATGATGTCTTCTCTACCCATTGTTTTTCTCCACGTGATCCAAAAGTTTTAAGTACTCTTTTACTGGTATGCCGTGCATGTAGTGCGGGCAATAAGTAGTCATTACGTTGCGAATAATATTTAATTGTTCGGGCAAAGAAAGTTGTTTTGCACTCTCCAGAAAAGAAGGCAGCTTATCAATATCCTCACCCGAAATAAGTTTGTACTTATTCATTTGATCGCTCCAAGCATTCCTTCCATGCAGTATTGGCGGATCTCCATAAGCTGCTTGAGTACGTCGTATTCAGTACCCTCTGCTGCTAAAGTCTGGAGTTCACGCGCAGCGTTGTAGACCTTAACGATTGCTTCTGCCAGTTCTTGAGTCATGCTATTTTGTCCTTGAATCCGCTTGTGTGTAATCGCTTAAAGCAAGCCTCGCACTTCCATCTGAACCCTTTACCGCTCGATAGCGGAACTTTGTGTATCGCTGGGTTCACTCTGCACTGCTGGCAATTTGGTTTTACTTCCAACTCCCACCTCGTGCCGTCATTTGACCGGCTAGAAACGCGGCTTTGTATGCCCCGTCGTTTGTGTTAGCGCGCATTAGTTGTTCTTTGAGGTGGTTAATCTCAACTTGAGATTGCTTATCTGCCGCCTCCCATCCTGCCGTGAACGCATCATGTACGTGTCCTTCCATCGGGTGGTATCCGCCCATCGGCATGTTCTGTCCGTGAGTTTCTTTCCACCACTTCTGCCACGCTTCACCCTTGGTCATTTACATTCTCCGAGTATTTAGCCCAAACCTCTTTGGGCATTTCGATTGTCATTACGCGATAGTTGCATAAGGAACATACCCTGCGCCGCTCGACCCAATCAAAATTTCTAGCAGGGTCTTTCCACTGCCGGGTATCTTTAGTTCTCATCGATTCAAAGCATTCAGGACACTTCATAGGTACACGTGCGAGATCCAGTCAGTCTCAGGGTTCTGCGCATACATCATTTCGTGCCGCACCTTAGCGCCCATCAGTTGTAGTTCTTGCAAAGTCTTGGTCTTCCCGCCATAGGTCACCCACTCTTTAGGGTTTTTTACGTGCGGCACATACATCGCGATCCCGTGCATAAAGCACGGTTGCAGGGTCACTTCAAGTTCTGGCGTAGGTTTTGCTTTGGCCTTCATACGGTCCTCAGTGTTTAGGGTTAAATTCACAAGACGTAACAACACACCACGGGCAGAGCGGCGTCTGCCGTGGATTCCACACATCGTTCTCAAACGCTGCTTCAAGGCGAGCAACCCGCTCGCGGTACTCCCACCACGCCTTCTCAGCTTCACCGCGCTCCATCGACATCGTGACCATGTCGTTCTTCACAACAAACAACAGCGCCGACTTCACTTGGCGGATATGCGGGAAGTGAATGAACACCATCAGCGACATCAACTTTAGCTGGTCAGTGTCCGGGTAGCGGTTATTCCCAGTCTTATAGTCAGCTACCCACGCAGTCAGATCGTCATCGTCCACGATCAAAAGGTCCGCAATCCCGCGTGCCCACATATTGTCCGCAGCCCATGCGCAGGGTTTGAGGTCGCTAGTCACCGCCATCTGGTACTCGGTCAGCTTGCGTCCGTTCTTTGATATCAGCGCATCGAGCACAGGCTGAACAAACTCAAACTGCGCCGGCAACGGCGTGCCATGCGCCACATAAAACTCGGCTGCGGTGTGTAGTTCCTTGCCGTATAGGGTGGCCTGCGTGTCCGTGAACGGGTAGTTCTTGAGTACTTTGACCTCATGGTAGCGGCGCGCGCAGCCCTCGAAATCTTTGAGGCTGGAGTGACTCCACGTAACTTTCTTTTCAATCATTGCTTGGCATCCCCGTAACGTAAGTTCGTACCGCCATCAGCAGCCAGAGGTATCCCCGGCATGTAAGACGGCTCCATTGTCATCTGCTCAATCACCCAGTCGAGTGCCTCTTGAGCTTCATCCTCGGGCGCCAGCGCGATCAATTCATCGTGCACAGTCCCCACCACAGGGTAGCGTCTAGATACGCGCAGCATGCCGTCTGTCATCACGATCCGCGCGAGTGCTTGGGTGATGTTGTTGGTGATCTTCCCGGCGTAAAGCTTCGTCGCATCCTTGCCGTACACCCAGTTGCCGTCTTCGTCTTTGCGCAGGTTGGGGTAGCGGATCTTCATGCCGTTAGGTAGCTCGATCTCGCCCTTGCGGAAGGTCAGGCATTTGTATGTGTACTCTTTACCCTCCACTAGGCAGTCCACCATCAGCTTCGTACACAGCGCCCACAGGCCAACAACCGGGTAGGCCGTCTGTCTGTAGATGTCAATAATTTGCTTGGCGGCAACCGCATGAATAGCTAACTCTTCAAGCGTGCAGGTGTGTGGAATGTCCAGCAGGCGAGCCTCGGTCTCGCGCCACTCGAAGAATTTTTTAGCTAGTGCCTTGTTGACCCCAAGTTGCTTGGCAAAATTTGCTTGATACCGGATCGGCGGCGCCCCGAGGAACCCCACCATTAATTGGGACGCGAATGACGCCCACCCGAGGCCGTACCCACAGTTGTGCACGATGAGCGGGCCTGCGTCAGTCAGGATTGTGTAGCGATTCCTCGGCCCTGCGAAGGCGATGTCGTAGGTCTGCATTCTCTGCTTCGAGGGCAATGATGCGCTGCTTGAGTTCTTCAAACCCTCTTGCAGATAAGCGCCGCTTGTTGGACATGTTGACGCTGCGCGTAACAAACCGAAGGTTGCCGGGTTCGTAGCCTTTGCTGTTGTCTGTCCGATCAAGCTGTAACTCGGGAACATCCCAGCCATCAAGGGAGACAAGGTATCGAAGAAACTCGACACGATTCTCAATCCACGGCGCATATACCGTAATGCCGCGCCCACCATAGTCTGGATAGACCGAGCTATTTGGGTTTGTGCAGCGGACAATGATTGCGCTAATCCTGTCGAGAAGCCGGTCGCGATGGTCGCGGTCTGGGCAAATTGCGTAATACCCTTGCCGTTCCCAACGTGTTTCGATGGACTTCCGTTTTGCACATCGGTCGCATCGCGTACTCCTTCCGTGCCGAATGTTGTCTCGGTTAACGAAACCTTCCCATCCGCAAGAACAGCGCATGATTGGTTGGAAATTTTTACCTCTGTGCTCCCACCCCATGCAGGTGAGTTCCCCAATGACAGCGCCGACTTCAAAAGGGAAGGGTTTGCTAGGACCGCGCACCACTCCGCCCATCCATGTTCCGTCAGAATTTCGTGGTCCGAAGTTGCGCTGATCCCCAGCGCTGTCAGCACTTCCTTCTCGCCCTGCGGTACTACTCCCTGATGACATACCCACTCCTCTCCATCCCAGACCGTATCCGTAGCCTGTACCCTTACTATAGGCACCCACCCGCGATTCGTCAAGACCGAAGTGTCCGGACCAAAACATCCCAACAAAGCGGACTTTGCCGACTGCCTTAATTCTGGGTTTGATTCCTTAGTCATGCCGGGTATGTTGAACATCTGCGCACCAAACGCTGCGTATGGGTCCGCGCCTGAACGGAAGATGTCCAGCATATCCTCGTAGTCCGAGAGCCAAGCGAGCACGCGCGGCTCGATCTGGGATAGGTCGCCCACCACTATCGTGTGGCCCATCGGCGCTAGTATCGCCTTGCGTAGGAAACTCCCACGCTTTAGGTTCTGCATGTTGATCGCACTGCCCTTGCTTGCAGTCCAGCGTCCCGTAGTGGCGCCGTAATAGCTCAGCGGTACAGGTAATGCACCCCGCTTACTAATGTCTAGGAACCGCTGCGCACGGGTGCGCTCGGTCGTGCTCTTCACCTTCAGCCTAGCCTCGCAGAGCAGCGCCGCTGCTTCGTTCTCACCGTTCATGATGGCAAGGAACATGGCGTCGTTCTTGGCCAGTGCTAGCGTCTCCTCACCCGTGGTCTTGCTGATTTTTCTAGGCGCGGGTACGCCAACAGCTTCGAGTAGCGCAGCAAACTTCGGGTTGGATGCCAGATCAGCGTCTGTGATGCCGAGGTTAATCAGTAGTGCTTCGCGCTGCGCGCGCTCCTCATCGATGGCCTTGGCCAGCATCGTCCCGTCGAGAATTAAGCGCGGCTGTGTGTACATCCGCAGCGTCAGATCAATTAAGCGTAGTTCCTTGGATGGGTATCCGGCAGATAGCCGTACAAAAATCTCTTCGCACAGCATCACATCATGCGCGCAGTACTCGGCTAACTCTGCCTCGATCTCGGGCGTTAGTTCCTCGAGTCCGTCTGTGTTGTGTACCGCGTTGCCCTTGGGCGGCAGATCAAATTCCTGAGCTAGCAGTGCCAACGAGTTTCCTTGCTCGACTCCACGTAGGGCGCGGGCCATGCTGAGCGTGTCCAGAATAAAACATGGGTGACAGTCGTACTTCCACTCAAGTATTGATACGTCGAACTGGGCGTTGTGCGCAAGGATTGCTGTCTGAGTCCAGTCGTACTGCATGAGCGCGTCATGCAAGTCTTCGCCGTTGTACCAGCGCGGGGGTTCGTCCGATCCATACTCATGCAGGCAAGCACCGAAAGCTTTAAACCTTGGGTCGCGAATGTATTCCTCCGTTGTCATCTTGGACAACGTATAGTCTGCTTTAGACCAGCGCGTCTCGAAGTCAATGGTGACTATTTGTTTGAAGGGTTTGGTCATTGGGTGTTAGTTCCACTGTTCTCTTGGTGGCGCATCCGCCGTGGCCCTATCAATCAGGTCTTGCATCAGCGCGTTGGCGCTGTGTATTAGATTGCACACTACGTCTGGCCCCGCGTTAAATGTTAGGACCGTCAGGTACTTCTCGTCCTCGTGCGAGTAAAGAAACAGCCCACGCCCCTTGGCGCCTTCCTCCATACATTTCTCGACGCAGGCACTTAGCTCTAAAAACCGCTTCTCTTTAAGTTGCTTTACTTCTTTGTCGTCCATTCCAATAGCTCCGTAAGTACGTGTAGGGTGTCTTCGTTGATCACTAGGGCGTAGCCGCCCGCGTCAAATATCCTCTGGATGTTGTGCTTTTGAAGTTCGGTGGGCTGGTTGTTCCCAGCCTTGGCCTCGATGCCGATGAAGCGCCCGTTACAGCACACCAAGAAGTCCGGCACTCCGTGGGCACCCATGCCATTACTGACAGGCATTACCCAGTAGGCTTCAAACTCGTCGAGGATGGCGCGGATCTTTTTCTTGACCAGCGCTTCGGGTTTTATTCCCATTTGGGTATAGCCTCTGCATCTTCTTCTAGCTCCTCCGACAGTGTTGCCGCCAGCGCTGCCGCTAAACACGTTGCGTACTTAATCTTGAACTGCGCTTCGTCTAGATTACTGTCAGTCTTAAGCTTCTCTGCTAGCGCCGCGTCGGTCGACTCAGTAATAATCTTCATTAATTCACCCATGCGGTTCTGTCTTTTCATCTCATCTCTCCTGATCGTAGTACAGCAATGACAGTTCTTCGGCCACGAACTCAACAGCCCACGAACCTACATCCGGGTTGCCCAACAGCTTCGCCACGTATGCGTGTATGGCCGGCAAGTCTGCGTCGTTACTGAACGCCTGCCGAGCGTTCTCGTGGGTTACAAAGTTTTCTACTAGGCTGTCCGGCGTATCTTCTAGGTCGTCCATCCAGTACTCGGGTGGCATGCGGTTGTCGTAGGCGTCTTGGATTCTGTTTAGGGCTGCTTGGGTTTGCTTCATTTCTGGTTCTCTGATAGGTCTTCCAGCCTGTCGATCTCTCTTTGCAAGTAGTAGCGTGCTTTGCGTAGGTCCTCTAAAGTGCGGCCTTTGTGCTCCGCTCTGGCAATATATTTGCCCACTTGCCACAGCAACGGGTTCTTCGGGAACCAGTCTTGTAGTACCTCGATGACTTCGTAGTAGCCGAACGTGTAGTGCGCTGGCTTGTTGACTGGGTCGTTCATCTGTGGCTTTTGTGTGGGCTTTTCTGGCTGCATGATGGCGGTTGTTAGGCTCTCGCCTGTGTGTGCGTAGATCATTTGAACATCTCGTTGAGTGCGTTGCGTAACTGGTGTGCGGTGCGCACGTTGAGCATGGACAGGATCATCTCCACATCTTGCTCGACAGTGTTGGGTTTTTGCTGCACGTGCACCATGCGTGTGTGCGTAGGTGCCGGCGTGGGTTCGTTGATTGGATATGTCGTCTTGGGTTTTGGCGTGGGCTTGGCCTTAGCTTTGGGCTTTGGTCCGGGCTTGTTCTTTTTAGGCTTGGCTGGGTACTCCATCGTGGCTACGGCTGTGAGCAAGCGTATCGGTGCATACTCCGGTTGGAGGGAGTAGAGCGTTTTGTTTTTGTCTTGGTGGATAAGCCCCGACTTGATCATCTGATATACGTACGTTGACGTTGTGGACAGCCCCACGCTTTGATCTGCAAGCGCAACTGAGACTTCCTTTATGTTTTTACCCGGATTGGCCATGATGTAGTCGAACACCAGCTTGGCTTTGGATGGCTTCGTTTGGGTTGGCGCAGCCGGTGCAGGTTCTGGTTGTGTGGCTTGCTCTGGCGTGAGCCAAGTGTGCGTTGGTTCTTGCTTTGGTTGCGTGACCTGCGTGTTCCAGTCTTCGATTGCGCTGCGTAGCGCTTCCTTCAGTGCAGTCATTACCGATCCTCGGTTTGGTTGATTGAGAGTGTATCTTAGTTTGACTTCTGATTCTGAGTCAAGCGTTTGACTAAAGAAAAATAGGTTGTCGTGGTGGTTTGGTGCTGGATGGCACGATCTGTCCCCAAAGTTTGGCTGCGTTTGCACGCGCTGGCTCTGGCCACTTGATAGGTTCTGCGCTGGGTTCTAGGCGTTCGCCCAAGGCTTTGCGTGTCTTGAGGTCATCAAGTACGTCGTGCAGCAGATCAATGGCCGCGTTGCAGAAAGTGATCGTGTTCGGGTCGTCGTTGTCCTGTGCATACTTGCGCTGGCGTTTGATCATACGCATTTCGTGCCTGACATACGACACCCACGCATCCCAGTCTTGCAGACGCGGGCGCTCCCATCGCTTTGAGGAGGCATCACTACACTTCTTGGACTTGCGTTTGACTTTCTGTTCAGTCAGCCGTTGGGCGTACCCCGGACTAATGTCTCCAGTCTCGACTAGGTTGTTAAGCTCTGGGATGGTTAGCTTTGACAGTTTGCGTTCGGCTGGGTGCCTACAGTCTTTGCAGTAGTGGCTGCGAAACGACACCGGATGCGCACCTGAGTAGCCTCTAGCGATAGCTTGGTTTCTCGAAATTAAGTAGCGAAACAGGTGTGGGGGGAGGATTCGGTTGCATTTTGGGCAGTGAACAGCGTGTTTTAGGGGGGGATTTGTCACAGTTTGTCCGGCTCCGAGAGAATTTGGCCATTATGTCATCGGGTACGGACGCTGGCAAGCCCTTATGTGGCTTGGTCTGGAGGGGTGAAGTCCGGTACGCACCCAGAAAAAACGCGCGGATGAACGCCGGCAAGAAGAAAAAAGGAAGGAAGCGTCCAAGAGTCCTTGTGTATGTATATATATGGGATATAGATATAGATATATATATGTAGGTGCGCGCCGGACTTTTACTCTTGGCGCTAGGATTGGCGCGGGTTAGAGAGCGTCCGTAAGGGTGGACAAAGTGTCACAAATTAAGACGTTGTATAAAAACAACACTTTGTCTAATCTTTTACTCCTTAACGCGCCTGCATCCCCCACGGTCGCCACTTCACCGGCAATAATTGCCGGACACTTATTGGCAACGCGCCTGCATCCCCCACGGTCGCCCTATTGGCAACGCGCCTGCATCCCCGACGGGCGCCCCTACCCGAGGCCACAAAAAAGGCCCCGAAGGGGGCCGAATCAGCGGGCACAAAAAAGCCCCCGAAGGGGCCGAAAAGGGGTCCGCCCCGTAGGGCGGATCGGGCGCTATAGATACCCTAGGTGGATACCCTTTTCGTCGCGGACCTCAATAACGTAGGCGATGCGCGCAGTCGACGCACGCACCACCCGGTAGCTCCAGTCTGGGTCGTCGCGTTGCAATTGTGCCGCCAGTGTGGCGGCTTGGGCGTGGGTTGGGTGAAGCTTCATTGTGCGGTCTCGTTTTCAATGTAACGAAGCCAACGATTAACGTCGGCGGTGCTGATCCAGTCCCCTCGAGTCCCGTCGGATTGTGGCCCGAATTTGCTCGTTTGTAGGTGCGCGCGGAATTCGTGAATACGCTCGATTAGTCCGATTATTCGGTGATTTGCGCCGACGTTGTCGGCCTGCAATTTGAGGATGTGATTCATCCTAGACTCCGGTGAAGTGGCGGGATTGCGTCCCGTGCACAATGATGGCGGGCGATGCGCGCCTACTGTTTTCTCCTGCGCCGTCGCATGCTCCGCATTCAATGCATTGCAGGCGTTTCCCGGCTTCATCCGATGCGGGGCAGGCGAATTCGTTAGGCGCGAGCGCGTCGGTCTTTAGTCTGATTCGAAAGGTCCGCCATCCGCCCGCGCGGGCGTCTAGCAGTTCTGCGGGATTGTCGACACTCGCCATACATAGGCTAGCGATACCCTGAGCGAATCCGGCGCGCCATTGGTGCGAGTAACCCGTATGACCGGCGGCTAGTTTGAGGATTGATTGCCACACTCGAGCGCGGATCATTGCCGGGTCTCCGTATGCGCCCAGGCGCACCATGCGCCCAGCGATAATGCGGCGCAATTGTGCGGGCGAAACCCGAGGGTACAGGCCGGCTTTAAGCGCACGATAAACGCTACCGATGCCGAAGTGGGTTACATAGCACGTGCGTTTGCCGGTTACTGGGTCGCGACGGTGCCGGCAGTCTCCGCAGATTGAACGGTCCGCCCCATTGGCGATTGCTTCGGATGGGTGCACGTCGGATCTGAGAATATAGGTCTGCACCATATTCCCAGTCTTACCATTGCCGCTGTGGATCACTGCGACGCCTACAATGGGCGCCCCATCGATGGGCGAGCGCCCCTCGAAAAATACGTACCCGGTGGGTTCTTTCATGCTGGCACCACCACCCAAACCACTGACCCATCGGGCAAGGTGCCGCGACAATGGTTGAAAGTCCACCCCAACTTTTCGCACAATGCGCGCGCGGCGGTTTCGTATTCGTCCCCCTCATAGTCGAACGGCACCGTGACGCTACCTGACGACGCTGCGGCTTTAATGCGAGAACCTCGGGTGTCAGTCGGCCCGAGGTACTTTGTAACGATTGCTTGCATGCTCATTCACTCCGGTTAAGTGCCAACATCGGCACAACATAGCGTCGGATGGCCGGCGCTATGTTGTGCCGCCCACTAGTGGGCGGCGTGGGTTTACTTAAGCGCAGCCTTTAATTCGGCTTTGATTCGTTTCGCTACTGGCCCGCGCCATGATCCGGCGTTGCTCAAAAAGTACAAAACGATGCCGCGCGCGTCGTCATACCCGAAGCGGTCATGGATTGAGTGCATGCCGGCGAGCGCGTTCAGGTAGGGGATAGCGGCGAAGTGCGGCTTCTTCCAGTCCGCGTTAATTTCGCGGGCGATCTCGTTTAGTGGGCGGTGGTTCATGCTTGGTTCTCCATTGCGTTGAATGCGGTTTGAATATCTGCGTGCACGGCGGCTAGGACGGCGGCACGATTGCCGCGATATCCATATTCGGTTTTGAGGATGGAATAGGACGACTTACCCGCGCGACGCATACCGGCGATTTCAAGTCTTAATCCAGTGCGCAGTGTGCACAACTTGAATAGTGCGATCTTGTTGGGGTCACTGATGGCGGTCATGTTCTAGGCTCCGGGTTAGGCGATGCGCACGGCGATAATGCGACCTGAGCGCGAATAAATGATTCCGATACCGGCCCGATAGCAGCCGAGCCACCCTCTGGCTTCTCGCGTCGTGCGTGCGCGGTGCACGAATCTATCTCCGTCACCGTCAATGATGACGACACGATAGGGCGAAACTGCGCGACGGATTGCCCGTCGGATTGCGTACTTGACAGCTTTCATGTTTGATTCTCCGGGTTAGTGCGGGCGGCGTTGCCGCCCGAGTTGGTTGGTTACTCTTTAGCTGCGCAACTAGCGCAATCGCACGGGATAACGTCTTGCTTGGCGGCTGCGCGAAGTTCTTTCATGGTGTCGAATCCGCGTACATGCACCACCTCACTAGTGAAGCGAAACCCGAAGGGCAGGTGGAGCATGTAGGTCTCAGGTCCGTTGAATCCGCCGCCGTCAACGTCAACGTCGCGGGCAACGTCAAGCTTGTATTTCGCGGGGCGTTTGGTCTTGGGTGCTGCGGGCGTGTCGAATTGGATTGTCGTTTGCATGCTTGGTTCTCCGGGTTAGAGTGGGCGGCGTTGCCGCCCGAGTTTGGGTTACAAATAACAGATGCCGTCGTCAACCCAGCGCTGGGCCAGTTCGAATGCGGTTGCTTTCATGAATTTTGTTTTTGGGCCGTCGTGGCATTCGATGCGCATCGTGACGTCACCATCGTAACCACCCATCACGTGCCACAGTCTCTCGTGTTTGAATCTCGTCATCAGTGCCTTGCGTTTAGTCTCGGTGCACACAATCGAAATCTGATTCATTCCGTACTCACTGACGTAATCGAACACGGTGCTGGTAGGGGTGCGCTGCGTGATAGTGGTCTTGTATTTCATTTCGTTAGACTCCGGTTAAAACAACGGCGAAGCTTGCCGCGCATAGACTTATGCATTAAATATGCCAGTCAGAAACCACCCGGAAACCCGCATGCCGCCGTGAGTGCTTCCGATTGACACCGTGACACCGGCAATTCCTGCCGGCAACTAATGCATGGGGCGGCAATCTTTGCCGTGTACTCAATCCGCCGGCGCAGCCGGCCAATCATGCCGGCGCAGCCGGCCATGCAATCGGCGCAGCCGATGCCGGCGCAGCCGGCCATGTTCTCGATGCCGGCGCAGCCGGCCATGTTCCCGATGCCGGCGCAGCCGGCCATGTGCTCGCCCTGTGCTCGCCCTGTGCTCGCCCTGTGCTCGCCCTGTGCTCGCCCCGATGCCCTCGCAGCGGCAAATCCTGCCGACCCCACCCACCCCCCACCCCCCTGTCCGAGGCTGGCGCGGTCGCGCCGCCACGAACACTGTTTGTCACCCGCTCCACCCACTTTGTAAAACCTCATACACAAAGTACCCCCCTACCAAAGCAAAACGCGCCCCCATCCCACTACTACAAAAATTTAAAAATATCTTTGTCTAATGCAACACTTGCGTATTCCCGCTGTTTATGTGTACAGTTGCAAGCATGCTGAACCACCTTGCCGACTTTGAACCCGACGTTACCGACCCCGGTGACTTTGTGCCGCTCAAAAAAGCGAAGCCCAATGAAGTGGTCTCGGCGCAGTTCGCCACGGCAGACTGGCTGGAGAAGTTGGGCGTGACGCCCGATGAAGAAATTGTTGATGGGCTAGAAGCGGC